GCAGTCAGACCCTATTGGGGAAACAGGTTTCTGATTTAGTCGGCGATGATCTGGAGGTAAAGGCTAACGGATCTGTAATTGGAACATTTCATTATGTTTCTGATTATACGGAGTTCAGCAGCGAGCCGGACGAGCAAAGCGGGTATTACTTCCCGTTCCATCTGACCAAGACAGGAACCAAAATGACCTTCAAGAAAAACGGTTCTCCCACAAAGGAAAACATCCCGTTTGACGCAGATATTGTCTTCCGGGTGGCCAAGGATGACACCTTCGAGATTCTTGTTGATGATTCCAGCGTGGTGAAATTTACCTTTACAGGGGCAACGTTTGAACCGCAAGCCAAAACGAAAGCCCGGGCAAAGCAATAAAAGGAGGGCGGCGTGATGCTGGAGCAAGTTTTGCAACACCTGAACAACTGGTTTTTGGTGCCTGATGGCATTCACTCCGGAGAGTTCACCGTGCAGGACGGCGGCATTACGCTGCCCTTCCTGCAAACAGGGCAGTATTTCCGGGTGGTGGGGTCTGTCTTTAATGATGGCCTCCACCAATACCCGGCAAAGGACATGACCGAGGAAACATTTGATGGTGCTTTGTGGGCGCTGGCGGTGCCGAAAGCGGTCATCTCTCTTGCAGATGAAATTGCTGCCTGGGACGAGAAAAATGGCGTCCCTGGCCCATATACCAGTGAGAGTTTTGGTGGTTATTCGTATAGCAAAGCTACCAATGCAAGCGGCGTGGCTGTGGGATGGCAGGATGTTTTTAAGGGCCGCCTGAATACTTGGCGGAGGATCGGAGGTATTATATGAGTTTGTTGGATGATTTTGCTCGTACCTGTATTCTGTTGGAAAAGAAGCGTGTCCCCGATGGCGCGGGAGGTTACATCGTGGAGTGGACAGAGGGCGCAGAGTTTACCAATTATCAAGCCCTTGATACTTCCATGGAAGCCCGCATTGCCGAAAAACAGGGCGTGACAAGCCTCTATTCCGCCTTGGTGGACAAGGCTGTACCCATTGAGTACAACGACGTATTCAAGGACAAGGGTACAGGCGAAACCTATCGCGTAACCTCCAACCCGGAGGACAAGCAGGCCCCACGCTCCTCCACGCTGCCGCTGAAATACTTCACGGCAGAAAGGTGGGCGCTGACCACATGACTAAAAATAAAGCCCTCTATGCTTGGTTTAACGAGTTCATGCCCTTCTACCGGGCTTCCTCTGTACCAAACGATGTGGTCATGCCCTACGGCACATACGAGTACACTGACGGGGCCTTTGACGCCGGGGAGATCGGCCTGACAGTCAACCTATGGTTTCGCACGGAGAGCGAGGCTATTCCAGATGAAAAGGCACAAGAGCTATCAAAGAAAATCGGATATGGTGGCATACAAATTCCGTGCGATGGTGGGTTTATCTGGATCAAGCGTGGGTCACCTTGGTGTCAGAGTATTACATACCAGGAAGATCCAGCTATTAAGAGAAGATACATAAATATAACTGCGGAATATTTCACACTAAATTAAGGGAGTGAACTATATATGAAATTTACACGTATTCCGGAAACTACATTTCAGAAGTTACAGCTGAATGCTGGAATTTTGCTGTCTGATTTTACCCCAGGGACTGGAACTGTGGAAGAAGAGGATATTCTTGGAGCGACGTCTGGCGGGGTAAATTTTGTTGCAACGCCAGAATTCTCTGACTTTGGAGAGGATATTGATAATGCCCCGGTCAATGTTCTTGAATTAAAGCGTCTTGATAGCTGGGAGGTTACCATGTCCGGTACGTTCGTGACCGTTGATGTAAACCTTGCAAAAACATTGGTTGGGATTGCGGATATTGACACATCGGACAAAACCCTTGTTAAACCACGCAATGATCTTTTAACGACTGATTTCAAAGACATTTGGTGGGTGGGAGATTACTCAGACAAGACGGGGGCAACAAATGGTGGGTTTGTCGCAATTCATATGTTGAACGGCCTGTCCACAGGGGGATTCCAGCTGCAAAGCGGAAACAAAGAAAAGGGACAATTTGAGTTTGAATTTACAGGGCATTACTCCCTTGCGGAACAAAGCAGAGTGCCTTTTGAGGTTTATATTAAGGCTGGGACAGCGGAAGCGGGTGAGTCTTGATGAAAATTTCTGAACTTTCCACAGATCGGGCATTGGACGTCCTGTGCGAACTGACTCCTTACATTGCAAACATTACAGGGGACAAGGCACTGCTGGACGAATTGGGTAAGAAATTTGATACAAAAGGAAAGAATGTCGCAGAAATGTACACATTTGCGGCGCAAAAGTGTGCGGCATTGGCGCCGGTTTTACTAAAAGCGCATCGAGCGGATATTTTCGGGGTTCTGGCTGTACTGAATGAAACTTCGGCAGAGGAAATTGGGAAACAGAACGTAGGAACAACGATCAAACAGATTAGAGAGTTGTTTCAAGATCGGGAGCTCCTGACTTTTTTCAAATCGTGGCAGCAGGAGGAAGAGACAAAATAATTCTATCTCTGCTGTCAGTACCCAAAATGAGCGGGAGTTCTTATATTTCTGTCCTTCCAACACTAATAAAAAATACGATCAAAAAAGAACTATACGATATTTATATCACAGATTCTTTGCGTGTAATTGGGGAAAATACAGCCAAGTATGCGGGGGGAAGCTATATCAAGAAACGATGGATTTCATTTATCGAGGACAATCCCAAAAAAGAGCAAACGGGGGAAGAAATTGTCGCTCAAGTGATTGAAAAAACAGGATTGAGACTTATTTCCTCTACATAAGTGGTTGTGGAGAAGGGCTAAGCGGTGCCATTTCAGATGGGAGGTGGCACCGATTAACCTATTTGATCTTTTTGCAAAGATATCACTGGATACCAGTGAGTATGATTCTGGGATTAAGAAAGTATCCCAGGGGGGAGAAGCAACCTCTAAGAGCCTGGGATCAAAGCTCGCAAGCGCAGGAAAAACCGCAGCAAAGGGACTTGCTGTGGTTGGAGGAGCAGCAACCGCTCTGGTTGGCGGATTGTTGGCAGTGGATTCTGCAACGGAAGAATATCGGATTGCGCAGGGGAAATTAAACACAGCCTTTGACGCTGCTGGGATGAGCGCCGACGCAGCGCAGCAGGCATACAGTGCATTTTATGGAATCCTTGGCGATACAGACACAGCCACAGAGGCGTCCCAGCTTTTAGCAAAGCTTGCCCTTAGTGAACAGGATATTGCTACCTGGACTGATATTGCAGCGGGAGTTTTTGGTACCTTCGGCGACTCTCTTCCCATTGAAGGTCTGATTGAATCCGCGAATGAAACAGCAAAAGTCGGCCAAGTAACGGGGTCTCTGGCTGATGCCCTTAATTGGGCAGGAATCAGCGAAGATGATTTCAATAAAAAATTGGCGGCTTGCACCACAGAGAGCGAGCGGAATCAACTCATTATGGATACCCTTGCGGGCACCTATGATGAAGCCAGTGACGCATTTTATAGAAACAATGACGCATTGGTACAATCCAGGTCTGCACAGCAACAAGTGCAAGATGCAATGGCACAGATTGGAGATGCAGTATCTCAGGTTAAAACAAAATTCTTAAATGAACTTGCACCTGCTTTAGCATCCGCAGCACCACAAATAGCAAATGCAATCTCCAGTATTGATGTTTCATCACTCGTAAATGGTTTTTCGGATTTCGTTACCTTTGTAATAAATAATGGTCCTACGATCGTATCAGCGATAGCAGGGATTGGAACCGCATTTGCTACTTGGAAAGTAACCTCTTTAATCTCCGGTATTGCATCGTCTCTAACCAGCTTATTTGTCCCGGCAATGACTGGCGCGACAACCGCACAAAAGGGGCTAAATGTAGCGATGAAAGCAAATCCTATCGGTGCAATTATTACTCTTGTCGTCTCGTTGGTCTCATTCATTATCACTCTGTGGACAACGAATGAAGGGTTCAGAGATGCCGTTGGCGCAATTTGGGAAGCAATTAAAGGATTTTTCCTTTCGGCCAAAGACGCCATTGTAAATGCGTGGAGTACGGTGAAGGACTTCTTTTCCGGTGTATGGGAAGGAATCAAAGGAGCCTTTTCCGCCGTTAAGGAATTTTTCAGTGAAAGATTCCAGCAGGCGAGGCAGGCGTCAGAGGCGGCCTGGGATGGAATTTCCAGTTTCTTTTCTTCCGTATGGGAAGGGATTAAAGGTGTTTTCTCTGCGGTTCGAGATTTCTTTAGTGAAAAATTCCAGTCTGCAAAAGAAGCCGCTCAGTCTGCTTGGGATGGAATTACAAGTTTCTTTAGCGGCGTTTGGGAAGACATAAAAGGCGTTTTTTCGAATGCGTTCAATGCGTTTTTAGACATTGGAAGCGCCATTGTGAATGGGATTAAAAACGGAATATCAAGAGGGTGGAGTGCTTTAACCGGTTGGGTAAGTGATAAAGCAAAAAGTTTGCTGAATGCAGCTAAGAGTGCCCTTGGGATAAACAGTCCTTCCAGAGCGTTTCGAGATGTTGTGGGTATGATGATCCCAGCGGGCATTGCGGTTGGAGTTGACAAGGGGATGCCATCTGCGCTTGATGCTATGTCAAACATGGCAAATCGGCTTTTAGAAGCGGGAAGTGTTGAGGTCCCGGAACCGGCTATCAGAGATGTAAACGCACTTGATATGGCGAGAGTTAGTTTTTCTGACTCTGGTATTGGAAGATCCTCTGCG